GGCTACTTAGTGCCGGACGTATTCGAAAACACGCTCATCGACTTGAAGGAGTCTTTCGGTACTTTCCGACAATACTCCATGCAATGGCCAATGAGCGGCCCGGTTTCTCAAGTGCCTCGTCGAGTTAGTGGGTTTACCACCTACTTTGTCGGCGAAAACGACACGATCACAGATAGTGAAATGTCTTTCGGTCAAATCAAGCTGAACGCGAAAAAGCTTGCGGTTCTAACGCAACTTTCAAGCGAACTGAACGAAGACTCGATCATCTCGCTAGCCGACGTCGTGACTCGCGAAATGGCTTACGCTCTGGCGGTCAAAGAAGATTCCTGCGGCTGGCTTGGTGACGGCACTTCGGCTTCCGGCGGGATCGTAGGCGTCAAAAACGCATTGGCCGCCGGGTCGATCATGACCGCCACCGGCATTACCACCTTTGCTAACGTGACGCTTGGAAACTTCGAAACTGTCGTTGGGATGTTGCCAGAGTTTCCTGGCATTAGCCCGGCGTGGTACATGAGCAAAACGGCATTCTACGCAACCGCTGGACGCTTGCAGAATGTAGCCGGTGGAAACAACACGGCAGACCTTGGAAATGGTCCGGTTCTTCAGTTTCTTGGTTATCCCGTGCGGTTTATTCAGACATTGCCAAAGACGGCGGCATCTGCTGAGTTTATCGCCTATTTCGGCGATCTTGCGATGACCGCAACGATGGGCAGTCGTCGCGGTGTGGAGATTCGCAGTGATGCGTCTCTTGGCTTCGCTTCGGATTCGATTTACATCCGCTGTACTGAGCGATTCGACATCGTTGTCCACGAAACCGGGGACGCGACGAACGCCGGCCCGATGGTCGCGCTCAAGCTCGGATAAAAAGCAAGTCCACTCGCCGCCTCGGGTGGACCCGGGTGCGGCCGGTGATGAGCCGGCCGCACTTTTTGAAAATCACACACACAATCAGGAAGCAAAAAGATGAAACAAGCACAATCCCAACAGCGATCTCTTTTGATTTCGCCGCAAGTCTCGACGGCTACCGTATCGGCCGCCTTTGATACGCTCGGAGCCGATTATGCAACGATCCAAGTTGCGGTCGGCACCAGGGCCGCGGCGACGCAATCGTCTAGCGTGACTATTGCGATCACCGAAGCGGATGCAGCGACCGGAAGCTACACGACCTTCAACTCGGAGCTGTCGAAGGCGGTGGCAATTGGAACGGCTGCACAAGTCGCCGTCTTTCACGTCAATCTCGACGGAACGCGAAAGCGGTTCCTGAGAGTGCTGAGCACGCCCGGCACGGTCGCGACGGCTGACGCTGTTGGTATCGCGGCAATCGGCGTTCTGGATCCTGAGATCAGGCCAAGCGGCACGACCGGACAAGGCAACGTAGTCGTTGTGGCCTAAGTTTAATAACCACCCGAGGCGCAAAGTGGAAACGAAAGAAGTAAAGATCACGGGCTGCATGACGGCACCCCGCTACGTCAACTGTTTTTGCAGAAATGTTATCGACGCAGCATTTCGAAAAACGGGAATCCCGCTACAGGTCAGCGGCGGCGTGTTTTACGGGCAGTGTATGCAAAAAATGCTAGAGCAATCGATTGAGGCCGGCGTAGACGTCGCGGTTACAGTCGATGGCGATAGCGTATTTACCGCAGCGGACTTGATGCAGGTCGTGCAGACGTTGGTCAACACCGAAGCGGATGCGGTTTCGTGCTTTCAGGCGAGACGCGGCGATGCGGTTGTACTGACCTCATTACGCGATGGCAACAAGCTCGAAATCGGCGACGAGCCGATCAGAGTTGCGACAGCTCATTTCGGTTTGACGGCGATTGATTTGCACAAGCTTAAGAACGTGCCGAAGCCATGGTTCATTTGCACGGCAGACGAACGCGGGGAGTTTGGCGACGGCCGAACAGACGATGACATTCATTTTTGGCGACAATGGGAAAGGGCTGGCAATTCGTTGTACTTGGATCCAAAGGTGAGAATCGGACACCTCGAAGAGATGATCGTGATACACGACCCGACGACGTTTGAGGCGAAGCACATTTACCCGAATCAATGGGTTAAGGAATGTTTGTAGAACTTAAAGCCGATTGGCGGCGTTTTTCTGCTGGGCATCGCCTCGACAGCGAGGTTATCGGCGGCGGGGTGGCGGATCTATTGTGTCGGATGAATTTGGCGGAGGTGGTGCAAAATGCAAACGCTAACGAACTTGCAAGCGACCGAGCCGGCAACGGGACCGAGCGTTCGCGTCACGATCAAGCCGGCGAACGACCCGGTCACGATCGAAGAGGCGAAGCGTCAACTCAACATCGCCGCAAGCGATGAGGCACACGACGATCGGCTAGCCGATTTGATCCAAGAGGCGACGGAGACTTGGGAAGCGGACACGCATACCAAGATGATTACGCAAACGATTGAGCATGTCCAAGAGCGATGGGAGCCAAACATACGGCTAAGCTTTCGGCCGCTTCAATCGGTTTCGTCGGTTAAGTATCGAGACAGTGCCGGAACGCTACAGACGGTTTCGGCGAGCGATTACAGGCTTGACATTCCGAACGGGCTTGTCAGGTTTCGGCGCCAGTACACGGTGCCGACTTATCAAGAAGAATGGGACGCTTGGCAAATTGTTTACGTCGCCGGCTACGGAGTGAACACGACCGATGTTTCACAACTGGACCGCGGAGCAATCTTGATGCTGGTCGCGCACAAGTTCGAGACGCCGGACATGCTCTATTCGACGGCTATTTATGACGATTCGCGATACGCCCAACTTGTTTACAAGCGGATGAGGGCTACGTATCCATGACCTACCGCCCGGGCAAAATGTTTCGCGTCGGTCAAATGCGTGATCGCGTAACGGTCAGCACGGAAGGCACGACACAAGACACGGCAGGGCAGCCGGTGGTGTCGCTTTCGTCTTGGCTTGTCGACGAGCCAGCAAGCTTTGAATCGACAGCAGGGGGCGAGACTACAAGAGGGCGACAAGTCGAAGCGGGGATCAATGCGGTATTTACGGTGCGGTATCGAGCTGGCTACACGACTCGAATGCAAATAACGCGAAGCGGTCAACGATATGGAATCGTCCACGTCGTGCCCGTCGAAGGTAAAAACAGATACTTAGAGCTTCACTGCAAGGCGGTGGCGTGATGGTTGCGATTACCAAGAGAGCTCAAATCGGCATGACGGTCCTGAACGATAAAGAGGTTCAGGACTTATTCAAAAAACTTGATACCGAGGTTCGGTTTAAGGTTTGCGATAAGGCGATGAGGGCCGCGGCAAGGCCGGTGCAGACGAAGATGCGAATGATTGTACCCGACAGTCGGCGAACTAATTCACGCAAGCTACAGAGCCAAAAAACGCGGCAGCGATGGAGCGGGAGCAAGCCGCTACATACCACGCTGGCAACCGTTATCCGAAAGTTTCGGACCGGAGCGAAAGCAATCGTCGGGCCCTCCTGGAGCGATGGCGGTGGGCACGGCAACTTATTCAGCAAGGACCACGCAAGGGCGGTTTATTGGGGACGCGACGCGGTGCAGGCTTCCAAGCGATCGAGAACCGTCAATCAATTCGTAAAGCGATCGGCAGACGAAGCAAGCGGAGCGGCCAAGTCGGCGGCGATTCGCGTTATCAAGGAATACTTGGACAATCCGCAAGGCAGCGGACTACTTAAATAATGGCAGACATCGGAACGACCGTTCGAACTTTCATTGCGGCAAAGACCGGCGTAGCCGCTTTGGTTGGTACGCGGATTTATCCGGACGTATTGCCGCAAGCCTACAGGGTTTCGAGCGGTGGTGCGTTGACGTACGTGGTTGTCAGCACACTACACGACACGAAGCTAAACGGGCTGGCTGGTGTCGCTCGATGCCGGATTGAGTTCACCGCTTACGCATCGACGCGAGCCGGAGCGAACGCGATAGCCGAAGCAATTAGAACTTGCGGACTGGTGGGTTATTACGGGGCGATGGGTACGATGCAGATTCTTTCGGTAAACATCGACAGCGGCAATCAGTCGCTAGATGAGTTGCCAACAGATGGCGGGCAGGAGCACCGCTATCTGACGATTTTCGATTACCTAATCACCTACACGGAGAGCGTATAAATGACGCAGCGATTTCAGACCGGGAACTCGGCAACCTTGACTTTGTCCGGCACCCTAACGACCGGCGTTACCACGGCATGGGTAGGCGATATCGTCTCGATCAACCCGGGTTCATGGGAGCTTGGAGAGCGTAACGTTAGCGTTCTTGCCGACACCGGATTTGAGCGGATGGACCCGGCGGACTTAGCGACGCCAAACGAGATTAGCGGAACGATCTTTTTTCGGCCTACGCTTGGGATCCCATCTCTTGCTGGTAGCGTCTCTACGGCGACGATCACCTTTCCGCAAGTGTCGACCGCTACAAGCGGCGTCACTCGGGCTACGCTTGCTGGCCAAGCGTTTTTCAAAACCTTCCAATTTCCGACGCTCGAAAACAACAACACCATGTCGGCGGAGTTTACGCTTCGCATGACCGGTGCGTCGCTTGCGTTCACTCCCGAGGCGTAATCGTGGCCGAAGAAATCGAAATTGAATTGACTGACCATATCGGCACCGGCCTACGCGGCGAGCGTGTTGATCATGGTCAGTGGATCGTGAGGGCAGACGGCCAGCAAATTGGTTATCTGCCAAAGTGCGAGAATGCTTGGCTTGCGTGTATTGTGTCGATGGATGAGGCCCAACAGGCCGATGTCATGGCCGCAGTCGAACGCAAGCTAGGCGGGAATATCCGAGGCGTTTCTTCGTTGCCGCCGGTTCGAGAGCAAGAGCTTCTCGACGGCGATGAAGATGATGAAATTGAAGACGAGTGGAGCTAATGGCAATCAGCAAAGAGCAATTGAAAAAGCGGTTTGAACGTAAAACCAAAACGATAGCGGTGGAGGGCGATGAGCTTACGCTACGGATGCCGTCGCCGCTGGAGTGGTCGCGTTATCAATCGTCACTGATCGACCCGAAGACAGGCAAGGGAGATTTAACCCGACTGGGCGTTGCTCAAATGATGCTTGTGGCGTCGATGCTGATTGGCGATGACGGTAAGCCGCTTGTCGATAATTACGCGGAGCTAGACGGCCTCGACGCTGCTTATTACGAGCAACTGAAAGACGAGTGTATAAGCTTCGCGACAGGCGGGAAGTTTGACCAAGAGGCGAAAAAAGTATTGGGGGAGTCAGAAGAAACCCCAAGCTGATCTTTGCTTGTCGGGTTTGTTTAGCGTTAGGGATCGACGATCCCGAAGCGTGGTTGGATCGGATTAGTCACAGGACGCTTGCGATATGGGAAGCTTACTCACGGATCGAGCCATTCGGCAACGATTGGCAGCAGACGGCGGCAGTGCTTTCGATGTTGAGCGTCCAACAATCGATGACCGCAGCGACCGCGGGCCAGAAGATGACGGCACTTTCGCCGATCGACTTTTTACCTAGCGATTCGCTGCCGTGGATTAAGCGATCTCGCCAAGTTGAAAAAACTGGCGGGATCCGTGACGGGAAGTTGCAAACGAAGTACATCCTTCAGAGTTTCGGATTTAACGCATGACAACGATTGCCGCGCTAAATGTCCGACTCGGAATGGATGCGAGCAACTTTTCGCAGGGCACGACGCTTGCAAGAAATGAAGTTGCAAAAGTTGTGCAGATCATGAATCAATCAATCCCGGCACATATCAAGATGCGTCGGGAGCTTGATTTGCTCGAAAAGTCTTTTAGCGAATCGGGAAAGAAAACCGCGACATACGCAAACGCGGTTCAATCTGTTACCGACAAGTACGCTCCATTTACAAAGAAAACACAGGAGGCAAAAAAGGCCGCCGAAGAACTGGACCGAGTGCAGCGCGAAGCCGTCGCGCACATGGTGCAAGACATGCAAATGGTTCAGAGGGCGACCGCACAAGCTAGTGCGATTATTCGCCAAAACGAAAGCCAACGCGATAAGCTTATTCGGCAGAGCCGTGAATTGTCGCAATCGTTCAAGGATGGTCGAATCTCAAGCGATCAATATAACAAGGCGCTTGCGTCGCTTAACGCTCAACTTGCAAACACTGAAAAGCGAACAAGCGGAGCCCTAACCTACGTCAAGCAATTGGCAGCGGCTTGGCTTGGTTTTCAGGCGGCGAAAAGCGTAATAAAGATCGCATCTGATATTGAAAACGCTTCGGTGCAATTTGAGGTGCTAACCGGATCTGCTCAAGCCGCTCAAGACATCTTAGCGGAGATGCGGACGTTCGCCGCCGCTTCTCCGCTTTCGCTTTCTGCCGTTCAAAAGTCTGCCCAAGTGTTGATGAGCTTTGGGACGGCTACCGATCAGGTCATGGGCAAAGTGCGATTGCTTGGCGACATTACAGGCGGTAATCAATTTCGCTTTGAAATGCTTTCGCTTGCATACGCTCAAGCTTCGGCGGCCGGCCGCTTGATGGGTCAAGACCTCTTGCAGATGGTCAACGCTGGTTTTAATCCGCTGCTTGAAATCAGCGACATGACCGGCGAGTCGATGCTAGAACTCAAAAAGAGAATGGAGGCTGGCGAGATATCGATTCAGATGGTCGATGCGGCAATGGCACGGGCGACTGGGCAAGGCGGCCGATTCGCTGGCATGACCGACAAGATGAGCAAGACCGCAAGCGGTGCCTATTCGCAAATGCTTTCGGCTGTTCAGGAGCTAGCCGGAACAATTGGCGAAGACTTCCTGCCCTATCTTGCCGCAACCGCAAACGCAATCGAAAAGATCGTCCGAAGCATCATGGCGTTTTATAGCGGCATGACGGCCACGCAAAAATCTATCTTGGCTGGCGTCGTAACGTTTGGGGCTCTTGCCGTTGGCATTCGCGTAGCAAGTGCAGCGATGGCCGCGTTTACGATCGCGACAAAATCGGCGGCTATCGGTCAGGCGATCCTCCTGTCGTTATCAGGCCCCAAAGGGTGGGCATTGCTTGCAGCGGGTGCGGTGGCCGCTGGCGTCGCCATCTACGGCATCTACAAAGCTTACAATCAGGTCAACGAAGCGGCCAAGCAGACCGAAGAACAGGCCCAAGTTATGAAAGGCACGTTCGCAAGCCTAGCAGCGTCTGTCGACTCTGCCACCTCCGCATCGATCGACGCTGACCGAAGACGGAAAAAGGAATTCAATGATTCGCTAGCCGCTTTGGGCGCCTACTCGGAAGCGATGGCAGGGCTTCAACAGGAAATCATCAAGCTCAAGTATACCGAAGACGAGTTGTACGAAATTCGATTGCGGTCGCAGGGGCTGAATGACGTTCAGGTCGCACAGGTGAAAGTGCTTCGCGATCAAGTAAAAGAGCTAGAGCGAAAGAAGCAACTAGGCGAAGAGTTTGCCAAGAGCCAAGAAAACGCATTGGCAGCGGCGAAGCAGTTTTTCGACGCAGAGAAGCGAGCCGAGGAAGAGAAGCGACAGCGAGCCATCCAAGGTCCTGGAACTGCCGAAGTTGGATCGTCGGAGGCAGCGAAGATAATCGCCGAAGCTTTCAATCGGCAGCAACAAGAGCGGGCAGGCAGGCAGAAAGAGCCCGGGCAAAAGGAGTTTATTGCCAAGGCTCAAGAGCTATTAGTTGCCGAGGCGGAGAACCGCAAGAAGCAAGAAGAGCTTATGCGAGCGATGAAGAAAGCAACCGACACAATGCTTGACACACGAGCCAAACTTTTCAGGAACTAACGAATGGCAGACGTCAGCGGCATAACGGCGATCAGGCCGACAGCGACAACCATTTTTCGGAACGTCCTATACGGCGCGACGGTGTCAGTCGGTCAGACGCTCGTTTATTCTACCGACAAGTACGTCTTGGCGGATGCCAACGCATCGGCAGTACTTGCCGCCGGCGAAGGCATCGCAATCACGCCGGGAGTAAATAACGGTTACGGGCTCATCGCAACGGGCGGCTCGATCATCCTGGTCGGCGCTACGCTAGCGGTTGGTAAGACGTACGTGGTCAGCGACACAGCCGGAGGCATTATGCCGATCGACGATTTATCGAGCGGCGACTATTCAACGATTCTTGGCACGGCATCGACGACGACACAACTTGACCTCAACATTCGAGCAAGCGGAGCGCAAGTACCTTGACGCATCAACTAGTCGGCGAAGCGAGGGAAGGCGGCTTTTCGGTGCGATCGTCTAACGGCGTGCCGGTGCTCGAAGAGACTTACGTTTTTCGCGTCAAAGCAGACTCGAAGAACGCAAGCCGCTTGAGCGTGTCATATACGCCAGGGCTGCCGATCGTCAATCAAACGCTATCGGCTTTTGGGCTCTGTACTTGTCGAAGCAAGGACGCACAACGCGACCCCATCAATCCGATTTATTGGGACGTCACTTGCGAGTTTTCGAGCGAGGTAGAAGAGAACCAAGACAAGAAAGAAGGGACAGAGTTTGGGGCGTCGCCAGTTGAGTGGATCCCGATTTACGAAACGCGGTTCGAGCGATTGCAGGAAGTCGTCAACGTTGACGCAAGCGGAACCCCGATCGTCAACTCGAAGAATGAAATGTTTCCCGATGGCATAAGCCGCGGCCGATTCATTCCGATTTGGTCGTTTTTCCAATTTGAACCGGCGACCGTTACGGATGAGCAAATCATTGATCGAAACGAGGTGGTGAACGCGGCGGCATTTCGCGGCAAAGCGATTAAGACGCTCCTTTGCACAATCGTCAAAAGTAACATCGGATTTTACTACGGGCAAAAGCTTCGGTTCACCCACTACGAATTGCGCTACAACGTGCGGACGTGGCAACACAAGCGACTGGATATGGGCAGCGACGGCAAGCCGCTAAACGGCACAGGCGGGGCAGCGACCGGAGCCCCCGCGGTGTTGTCGTTTGATCAATTCCCGACGTCTAACTTCTCGTTTTTGAGGCTTCGCGGTGGCTGACGTATATGGATTTAACGCGGCGGACTCGGAAGCCCTAATCAGCATGATCGGCACCGGCGACAGCGTGCGACGATTGGGTGGCGGCGGTGGTGGCGGTGCAACGCTCTACCGCTTTCAACTTAATTCCAACTACAACACCGGCACGACAGTTGGCGCGACGATCAAAACGATGGGCGGAACCACCGTCACTTCGTCGGGCACGCTAAGCGATCCGGAAGCAGTCTTTTTCGGTTTGCCAAGCGGATCGAAGGGCTATTGCATTTTGCAGGACGGCACCTATTACGCCATTCAAGCACTCTGCCCTGCCGAAGAGGGCTACGTCTAATGGGGACGAGATGGTTTGGCCAGCGGCCGCTACTTGAGCTTCCTACTTTTGGGATAACATCGCCGTGGCCTAGCGGTGCGATTCGGCACGGGGCTTGTGGATGCTGTAAGTGCGGCGGGCTCTACACGGACAGCGATCTTTTTACCCGCTACGGAGCTTACCGCGACGGGTTGCGAATTAAGCTTGTGATCGCCGGTTTGCAGGACGCATTTAATTACGAAATCGAAGGATATAAAACCGACGTAGCGGGAATGTCGGGATGGAACGGCACATACTATCTGGACGTCGTCCGATCGCAGTTCGGTTGCATTTGGTCTGCTAGCGACTTTGCGGTAGCGTGCGAAATTTCTTATCACTGTTACGATTCAATCGACGACCTTTATGATCAGAGCTTTACGGCCGATTGCGGCATCTTGAGCGAATCGGCACGCGATAGCGGCGCGACGGGAAGTGATCGCGAAGTTTTTTTCTATCTACTCAAGGCTGGCATCACTCACGAAATCACAAGCAACGCGGAACCCGACCCGCCGTTTTTCTTTGACGCTCATCCGATGTTGGCACTCACCTTTGAGCCGTCGAGTTACTTTCGCGGCAATAGCATTGACGGCGGCACAATTGGATCACCGGCAAATCGCGACGTCTCAAAGATTGGATGGGACGCAAAGCAATTGCCCGACATCATCAGCGGCGACGTAACATTTCGATTTAGCGGGTCGATCGCACCGGTAAACACATACGATCTAAACGACCCCGACTGGATCGGAATCGATGATTTTTACGATCAGACGACCGAAGAGTTTATTCCGGTCGGCACATTCACCGCGGAAATCGAGCGGCTATGATTTATTTCCGTTGCCCTAATTGCCGAAAAGGCGGCTACGTCGAAGGGCCGAAGGTTCGGTGTAGTTGCGGCAAGATGTACAGCGGCGACGAACTGGCGGCCGCTTGTGATAAGGCAACTATCCAATTTTCTCGGACAGTTGAACTACCTTGCATCCATCGCGGGCCGGAGATCCGCAAGATAGATTGCGGCTGCGAAGGAAACGCGATGCTGTACCATTGCGAGCGGCACGAACGGTGCTTGATTTGTCCCTTGCTCAAGAGCACTTACCGCGGCCAGACCTGCGAAGGGTGCAGCGATCGCGTCGACGTTGCGGCCGCTACCGAGATCGTGACCTACCATTTCA